AAGGAGGTTCTTCTCGTATTATTTATAGCTCTAACATTCTTAATCCACTCTCTGAACATTTTTCCTTCTTCAGAGATGATAATTGCATAGTTTCCACCAATTCTATGTATAGTCCCTTTGACTCCTGTTCTTGATGACATTACAGAGTCTCCTTCATTAAGAACATGCTCGTGTCTTTGCTGCTGTCTTAAAGCTTCCTCTCTTAGTTTCTTAAAATTCTTCATTTGAGACCCATTCCTTTTCTAACATCTAACATAAGACTTAATTTTTCCTTTTGAGATAGTGTATCAGGTATTCCCTGATAAAACAATAGCATATTTTTATTTTTTGCTGCATCTCTCATTTTACTAGCAGACATACCAGTTAAACCATCTGCATCTGGATCTCTTTCACCAGCAGATTGGACATCTATACCTCTAAATGTATAGTCCTTTCCATTATATTTTGCAGTAAGTATCTTAAACTGCTGAACTCTGTCAGATCCTACTACTACAGTGGCGTACATATAATCTCCTTGATATCTAGAAAGAACATTTATAATTGTCTTCAATGATGTATCATAAACAATTTTGTCACTGTGTTGTGGAAACATCTTTTTCATATAATCACTCTTAGTTTTAGAATCTAATGGATTATTGTCCTTCTTCTGAGTGTGTGAAGGAAAAATTAAGTAATCATCATCTCCTGCTACTTCAGCAACTTTGTCAAGTAACTTTTCATGACCTGTAGTAGGTGGATTGAATCGTCCAAATGTAAACACTAGTCTATTTTTCATCTCCACTCACCCAATTCTTGGAAACATTGAAGTTAGCTTTAGAAAATTCTAATCTATCAACCAGTTTGATAGCATTATTTCCCTCATCTATAGCAACATATCCTTCTGGTGCAGTAATCTGGAACCCATCTTCTGTTTTTAGATATGTTCCAAATCTCTCACCCTTCTCAAGTTTACGAATGAATACTTCTTTCGCTCCTTGTAAAACTGTGTAGAGTTCCACTGTTCTTTTTAGACCGTCTTCGTTACTATCTATGAGGTCTAGACCATTGTACAATTTAGATAGTTTACTTGCCTTTGCTTTTGGTGTCTTTACTTTGTCTGCTGCCTTATGTACTTCTTCTTGAAAATAATTTTTAAATTCTTTTACAAATTTTTCTGGTAAAGGAAGTCTTTTACCATCACGAACATACTTGTTAAAGAATATTTTAAGTCTAGGTCCTATTGTTAACTGATCTTTGTCTGCTATTTGCTGTGATACTACATCTAAAAAATTTCCACTGCGTGACAATAGCAATGTTGTCTTTTGTTTTAATCTTGATAGAGAAGACTTCTCTGCATTTGTCAATAAAGTATCTTTTCCTAGTTGTCCAGTCTCAGAACTAAGAACTAAAACATTCTTTGTATCTTTTAATTTTGATACATCATATCCAAAAGCAGCATTTAATGTTTCTATAGTAGATCCTCTGTATGTGGTATGAAATACGACACCTATCTTTGCTGCCTTTGCTTTTACATAAAAATCATCACTCTCTGGTATTGCATAGGTGATGGTGTTTGGTTGAAATGTTAATTGTTTTTTACCATCAATAGTTTTTGTTGAGGTATCATCTGTAAACAACAAATCACCTTGTGCTATTCCTTTAATACCTAATTCTGGAAAGTATTCTAGTGCTACTTTTAGTTTTTCTACAAGACCTGGTGACTCACCATGGTTTCTATCAATGTCTTGTGCTGTAAAATTTATCTTTGGACTCTTGTTAAAAATAGATTTTGTTCCTACAAAAAATTTCCCAACAACTGGATGTGTACCACAGAATATAGCAGGAGCACCATCCCATTTTGTAGTAATTTTGAATGAATTTGATCCTTTACCACTAAAAGTATTTGCAAGCAAATCTATAAACACAAAGGCATCCTTTGCACCTTGCTTACCATCAAGCAAAATACTATCTTCTAGATGTTCTAAGTGTGTGTTCTTGCTCATCCACCTACTTTAAGATAGGTACTAGATTGCATATATGATTTTACTTTTGCATCTCTAAAAATATAGAACCCCTTAGATGATGCATACAAATACATTGATTTTAGTATATTCTTTTTTATATCTTCTCCTAAAGTTTGATTCGTGCCAAGTAAAAATCCAATCTCATATGATTGTACTTTGTTCTTTACAAATTTAGCAATTGTTAAATTAGATTGTCTTGCTCTTTGCATTCTCTGAACTTGCTCTAGAACTTTTGATTTAGAATGTTTACCACCAGACAACTTACTAATGTAAGTAGCATATGCTGGAGTATTAGCAAGAACTGACGAATCATCTTTGAAGTCATTTGTTATAACTTTATAATCAAAAAAGTTTCTGTTTATTGGATCACCAAAACATTTTCTTCTCATAGACTGTAGAACATTAAAGTATTTCGTGCCTTTAGATAATCTAGTGATCAAATATGTAACTGGTAACGTCACTTTTCCATGACTAGCTGCAGTTCCTTGCTGCAATTGTATTTGAATGTCTGCCATCTTGCCTGATTCTTCAAATCCTCTAGCATCAAAAAATCCTTCTTTAAAATTTGGTGCGTCAAACTCTATAATACATTTTTGTGCTTCTTGTCTCCAATCTATTTTGGTTACCTTGATATCCATGTCAAGAAATGCTTCAAGAGATTTGACTTCTTTGAGATCTACCACTTCTACCTTTGGATTTGTGTCAATAGTTTTCTTCAGAGATATTGGTATGATATTTTTATCATTAAATTGTTTATGAATCCATTTATTATACTCATACAGATCCTTAAAATCATCAATTAATTTTACAGCATTTTTCATCTCAGAATTATCTGCCTGTAGGGATGATTTACCAGATGGTTTGTACACTTTTCTACCATCATATGATGTCTTTACTGCAATGATATCTGCTGGATTCCACTTATCTTCTGCCATTTGTATGTTTCCATATATTGCAGCAACATCCATCTTTAACGGACTCTTTTTTATTTTATTTTTCATGTCAGTATATGTTTTTTTAAATTCTTTATACTGATCTTGTCTGTAAAACTTGTATGTTCCACCAGAAACATATGGACTATGTATTTTGTTTGCAATAAACACACTAGATGCTGCCCAATCACCACCAGCATCAGACATGTTTACATAATCTTTGAACTCACTAAAAAATTTACCATCAATAATTGTGTTTTGTTTTGCTTTACTTGAGAGAACCTTAACATCATCCTCATCATTAAGGATATCAATAAACTCAGCAACCTCTAACTTAGATCCTTTTGCTTGTCTACATGCACAAGCATAAGCTTGTAGTGATTCATTGATTGCTGTAGATTGTGCTGGACTTTTTGATCCCGTACTACCAAATCCAATGGCAGTGAACACCGTTGTTTTATAATTATTGTCCCAAAGATCATTGTTTTCTAGCACACTCTTTACTGCTTGTCTGTAATCTCCAATATCACTATGACTTAACTCTCCTATGACATCATTATCTCTAGGCAATCTACTTGATATGTGTGGATTTACTTTTACTTTACCAGATGATTCGTCAAGGGCAAAATAATGTGTGGCACCAGTCGTTATCTGTCTTGGTAGATGAGTTGACATTGCTTCTAAAACCTGTATGAAAGATTTTAAAAAGTTTTTATTGTACCTCCAAGCACTAGCATCAACATGAGCACTGTCTATATCTCTTGCACTGTGTATTGCCTTGTCGTATGCCATAATTCTATACCATGTTCTATTATTTAGATTTGAATACTCCTATTTTTGCTAGTAGGTAAACTGATAGTGTGGTCCAGAATACTACTTCCAATCCTATGTTGTTCATTACCTATCTCCTGCTTTTCTGTTTTCTGATTTATCAACAGAGAATGACCCACCAGGATATCTCTTCTCTAATTTCTTGACATTACCTCGTACAACATCATCAAATGATACATCTAATGCCATACATGCTTGTGCTACGTACCACATAACGTCACCCAACTCAATAATAAGATGTTCTCTATTGTCGTCGTTCCAAGGTTTACCTTGGAAAACCATCTTCTTAATGATCTCCAAGAACTCACCAGACTCAGCACTAATCCCAACAGCAGCAGTGGTAAGGCGTTCAATATTGGCACCCTCTCTGTCAAGTTCACCCAGACGATCAATAAGAGATTTAAAATTCTTAGAACTATCACTTGTGACAGCATCCACGAAATGAGAATACCTATCAAAGTCCACATTGTTTATACGTTCCATTCGGCAAATTTGGATAATCGGTTTTGTGTTTGTGAGAATTGTTGCAAGGTTTCTCCTACCTCCTCATCTTCTGCATTTAATATAGATGAGTCCTCTGCTACATCATACAGCCTCATCTTCGCTCTGTCAATTCCTAACATAAATTTTTTAGATGTAGTAGGATCATTGTATCTATTCTTCAATTGCTTGACTAAGATACGACCCTGTTCTTCTAGTTCTTCGGTAGAAATAAGAGCAAACATAAAGTCAGCAGTTGCAGGGAGACCAAAAGACTCACTTGTGTCAGTAAGATCAGGATCACTATTGCCAAAACCCGCACGAGTAGTTTGAGTAGCGGATATGATTGGAAGATTTGTTTCAACTGCAAGACCACGGAGTTCTTCTGCGATTGCTTTAACATATGTGTATGAGTTTACGATAGCACCTTTGTATCTAACAGATGCACAGATGTTTAAATAATCTATGAATATGAGATTTGGTTTAAAATCTTTCTTTAACTGTAAATCATTTAACAGTGCTTTAAAATGTCCTGCATGTGCAGATGCAGTAGGGTATTCTTTTATTATAAGTTTACCTCGTGTTTTCTTTGAAATATCTTGAACTTTAGATCTAAATAAAACTTCTGGTATATCTACAATATCTTTAACATTTACGTTGAGAAGATTCGCATCAATTCGCTCTGCAATTTTTTCCTCTGCCATCTCACATGTAATGTAGAGAACATTGTACCCCTGTGAGAGTGCGGAACCAGCCATGTGGCACATGAATAAACTCTTCCCGACACCTGTACCAGCAAGAGCGATATTGAGAGTCTTGTTAGGTAGACCACCTTTTGTAATATAGTTAAACTTTTCCAAATCAAATGGAATTTTTTCTTCTTTTCTATGATAAAACTCATAACGGTCATCTGCCTGTTCAATGTAATCGTGACCAATATGTTCGTCAAAGGATACTGCTAAAGCATCTTGTAAAATACTAGGTATAGAACCTTTATCTAACTTCTTGTCACCGCCATCAGCAATCTTGATAGACTGCATAAGTGCATTGTATATAGCACGATCTTGACACCATTTTTCTGTTGAATCACATAACCATTCATAGTCTACCCACTCATCAGAAAGAGAATTTAATCCCGATAATGTATCTTTGAATGTCTCTTCTGTAAGATCTCCTCTACTTTGGAGATTAATTGTAAGAACTTCTTTAGTAGGAACTTTGTCATACTTAGCAGCGAAGTCTGCAATTTCTTCAAATATGATTTTCTCATTGAACTCTTGGAAGTAATCTGCTTTTACAAATGGAACTACCTTACGATAGTATTGCTCATTACAAATAAGATTACGAAGTATTGTTTCTTCTATACGTTCTGTCATTCTAGTTTTAACCTCGCAAATGATTTCTCACTTAGTCTCTTCTGTATTAGTC